AATGTTAGTCAAGACTGAAACTGATGGATTCATGAAAGATACTTCTACTGGAGCTTTCATAAATACAGACGATGCATCTTATGCAAAGTTTGTAGCAGAGAGATCGAAAGCGAAGAATAGCAAAGAGCTATCGAATAGAATCAGTGCAGTCGAAGACGATCTCAAAGAAATTAAAACTCTACTCTTACAAGTAGTGAATGGAAGAAATTAATGTCAAGACCAGTAGCTAATGTTGATGTAATTACCGACTCGTTCGAGGTTTGGCTCCTCGAGACCAATGAACTTCTTCACGCGCTTTCGACAGAAATCATCACTGCAAATAGCACGTATGCAAACACGGGTAACACTGCGTTTCCAAGAACAGCTCAGCTATACGGAACATTCGGGGCTAATAATCTCGTCGTAACAAACTGGATGAAAGGCGGAAACGTCAACGGTTCGTTTGCGAATCTCATGATCAGTACGAACACTGTTCTGAGCAACGTGACATCGACCGAAATTCGTCTGGAAGTTGCCAATGGTTCTTCGAACACATTCATGTGGCAGTACGGTCTACATGCTGGTTTGACTGGTGCAAACCTTGTCGCTAACACAACGAAGCTGACGATTCAGTCGAACTCGACCACGAATACAACAGCAACTGCATTCGCAGTTGTTGCCGCGAATAGCACTAACACTGCTACGATGAATCCAATTAGCTTTAGCACTGGATTGTTTGTAGCGAACACGATTCAGATTACATTAGGTGCCAATGTCACTGCTAATGCCACGAATGGTGGTACGATCCAAGTCACAGGATCCGGAGCAGTAGGTAACAGTGTATCAAATAGCAGCGGCCTATATGTAGGCAATACTGTTACGAACAGTCAGATGACGAGTGTTCGATTCTTTGCCGCAGAAGGTAGCAATACCGTACTCGCAAACAATCAGATCATTAGCATTGCCAATACAACATCATCTGCAAATATTGATCCTATCAGTTTCAAGACAGGCATCTTTACAGCTAACACCATTCAAGTTTCACTTGGTGCCAATGTCACTGCGAATGCTACCAACGGCGGCACGATCCAAGTAACAGGAACTGGTACGGTCGGCAATACGGTTGCAAATAGTAGTGGCCTGCATGTAGGTAATACTTTAAACTCTTCACAAGTCACATCAGTTCGTTTCCTTGCATCTGAAGGTTCAAACACCACTCTTGCAAATACTCGAATCATTAGCATCGCTAACTCGAGTGCCACTGCAAACATCGAACCGAACGCATTTAAAACTGGCATCTTTACTGCCAATACTATTCAGATCTCGCTCGGCGCAAACGTCACGGCAAATGCTACCAATGGTGGTACAGTGCAAATCACTGGAACAGGTGCGATTGGTAACGTTGTAGCAAATAGTAGCGGAGTATTTGTAGGTAATACGCTTAACGCTTCTGAGTTAACATCGCTTCGATTCTTCACCGCAGAAGGTAGTAATACCGTTTTAGCGAATACTCGAATTGTTAGCATTGTCAACTCAACGTCGACATCTAACGTTACACCGACAGGATTCTTTGCAGGTATTGTTACTGCTAACCAAACAGTTGTTGCAGTCGGAGCGAATGTCGTTGCAAATGCTACTACGGTTCTTGTTGGGAATGCAACGTTTAATACGGCGATTGGTAATGGATCGATCACTGCATCTGCGAATCTTACCATTACGCCGACAAGCCATCTTGTTGTTGTAGGTGCTGCGACAGTCAGTTCGAACGTTGCTCTTGCAAATACGCTGACGGTTACAGGAAATACGAATCTTTCGAATACGCTCACTGTAACTGGAGCTACAACGCTTTCGAGTACTCTTGGAGTAACAGGAGCAACTGCTCTAGCGAATACGCTCGCAGTGACTGGTCCTGCTACACATGCAAACATCGTGACTTTCAAGACTGAGCACGTAGTTGATATCTTTGCAAACGGAAATCTTGGAGCTACGACTGGTTCAGATCTTCTTGTCTTCGAATATCCAAAGGCAGACTATAGCACTGCTAAACTTCTCATTCAATTGAAAAATGCTGGTAATACACAGATCTCTGAAGTACTACTTGCTCATGATAATTCGACTGCGCAGCTTACAACATATGGTACGGTTTCTTCACCTGTTGCAGCTAATTCCGGAGTCAGCTTACTTGGTACTTTCTCTGCGAACGTGGCTACTGCAAACGTAAGAGTATATGTCAATCAAACAAGATCTAGCACGGCTGCAAAAGTTGTTGCTCAATTCATTAAGTAAGGTAATATATGTCAGGCGCAAATAATAGATTTAAGGTTGATAACGGTCTAGTTGCTTCTGGCAACGCGATCTTCTATGATCGTGTCGACGTAGAAGCCAACGCGCACTTTAAAAACGACTTGTTTGTTGTATCTGGTAACCTTGTAGTAAATGGTTCTCTTGTATACGCCAACGTTACCATCGGTCAAGGCGGGGTTCTTCTGATTGCAGATCAGCAGCCACTCGGTAATACTTCAAACCGTTTCAATGCTTTCGTATTTAATACGACATCTTATGGAACACTACGACCAGATGCAAACGGTGGTGCACTTGGTACTACGACTGCTCGCTTTGATGTCTTTGCAAACAATATCACCGTTACAAATACGGTGAATTTCCCGAGTGGAGCAGGCGTTAACTCGTCGCTCTATACTGGTACAGCAAGCAATGCTAACACCGTATACAATATCTCGGCGAATGGTATCGTAGTCAGAACTGGTACAGGAACAGGTACTACGGTATCGATTGCTTCTACGAACGGCATTAGCGTAACAAACGGCAACGGCGTTTCTGGAAATCCTACGATTAGTTTTGTAGCGAATGCTGGTTTAACAGTAAACGCGGCAGGCGTATTTGTTGATGCATCTGCTATTACTGTCGGTACACTTCCTACATCTCGGGGCGGTACAGGCGGATCGATCAATAACCTTCTACCTACACAATCTGCTGGAACAACAGGTTTCGTCCTTGCATCAAGTGGAGCGACAGCTAACTTGGTGTGGACGCAACTTGCTGGACCTCAAGGTGCGCAAGGTGCAACTGGTGCTCAAGGTGCACAAGGATCTACCGGTTCTCAAGGACCAACTGGTGCTCAAGGCGCAGCTTCGACAGTTCCTGGTCCACAAGGCGCGCAAGGAATAACTGGTTCCCAGGGTCCACAGGGAACAACTGGTTCTCAAGGACCACAAGGACCTTCGGTTCAAGGACCGACGGGACCACAAGGTGCACAAGGAATTATCGGACCTCAGGGACCGCAAGGAACAACTGGTGCTCAAGGTGCTGCTTCAACCGTTGCCGGTCCTCAAGGCGCCCAAGGTTTGCAAGGTATCCAAGGACCACAGGGACCGCAAGGCCTTACAGGTGCACAAGGTGCAGCATCTTCAGTTGCTGGTCCTCAAGGTGCTCAAGGATTACAAGGCGCTCAAGGTGCAACTGGTCCTCAAGGATCTCCTGGAATAAACGGAGCACAAGGTGCAACTGGTGCTCAAGGCGCGGCAGGTTCAAGTATAACAGGTGCTCAAGGTGCAACCGGACCACAAGGTGCCCAAGGAAGTGCATCTGGTGCTGTCGCGCCTATTCTAAGACACGTCACCGCAGGATTTACAAGTGGCGGCCAAGTTTTTGTAACAGCGACTCAACCTACTGCTTCAGCGGCTGGTGATATCTGGATTGACACTGCAGGAACTACAGGATATACACAAAGTCTCTCGTCAAATGGATGGACTAAGTTGCCAAACGGAGCAATTATTCAGTGGGGAACAGTAACTGTTACTCCAAATACTACAGGATCTGGATCATTTCCAACATCGTTCACCGCGGTTGCCCGAGCTGTGATGAATGGCGTAGGAGATACAGGCGTATTTGGACAGGCTTCTAAAGGTGCAACCATTTTTAGTGTATCAACAACTGGTTTCAGTTGGTTTAACGGAGATGAAAGTTCTCATACCGGTTACTGGTTAGCAATGGGATATTAATAAAATGACAATTTACTACAGCCCAACAACAAAAGGTTTTTACGATACTGATTTTGGGTATCCGTCATTGCCGCAAGATATTGTTGAAATTACCGCAGAGCAACACCAGCAGTTTCTCCATGGTATGAATATGCAAAATAAAGAATTGGTTTTATCACAAGGAAATCTTGTTTTGCAAGATCGAGTCGTGGTAATTACTTGGGAACAAATTAGATCGAAAAGAAATAATCTTCTAGCTTTATCTGACTATACTCAAATGGCAGATTGGCCTGGAGATAAAACTGCTTGGGCTACATATCGTCAAACTTTAAGAGATCTTCCTCAGACTTATACAAATGCAGCAGACGTTGTTTGGCCATCTAAGCCAGGAGAATAATAAGTGCCGCTAACGTTCCTATCTGCTAAACCTGTTAAATATTGGAACGGCTCGTCGTGGGTCGGGAGCCAAGATTTTGCCGCCGTTAAAATGTGGAATGGATCTACGTGGCAATATGTAGGAATACGTCCGTATGCAGATGTAGCCTTAGTTACTTTTAGTCCCGTGGGCGGCACAATATCATCTCCGACTTTTGACACTGCCGAAGCGTATGGTTCCCAAGCAGGTTATACTATCACAGCTTCTTCAAGCGTAGTTTGGACTTATACTGGAGGAGATGGATTTAGTGGATACGCCAGTGTTGCAAGTGGAGGAAGTGCTTCATCAATTGAACTTGTAGCAGCTTATACAGGTGGTTTCAATGAACAAACGTTTAACGTATCAGCATCAAATGGTGCAGAAACTAAATATTGGGTGATAACTGTAACATCTTATAGTTTTGAATAAACATAGCGGAAGAATTAAATGGCACTGAAAGCAAATATCATTATCGATCAAGGCACTTCATTTGCTACGTCTATTGATGTGACTGATGAAAATGGTAACATCGTAAATCTTACAGGATTTACAGGTGCCGCTCAGATGCGTAAGCATTATACTTCGACCGCTCAAACCGCATTTACAGTTTCGATTACTGCTGTGACTGGCGTCGTCGCTCTTTCGATGTCGGCAAATACCACAAATGGCCTTACAGCCGGAAGATACGTATATGACTGTGAGTTGACTGATGGCAGCGGAACAGTTTCTCGTCTTGTTGAAGGTATCGTCACAGTTACACCAGGAGTTACAAGATAATGGCAGGTGCATCTCGTTTAGTCGCTACAATTACAAATAACAACGGCAGATTATCATCTGCTGGTCCTATTACTCTGAAAAATCAAATTCAAGAAATACGAAGTATTGAAAACATACTCGACGTCAGCGTCGTTGAAGCCGCCAATGGCGCTACATTAATCTACAATTCTCAAAATGATAAATATGAGGTGAGACAACTGTCATTCGCGGATCTAGCAGTAGATCTCGACGGCGGATCATTTTAACCTAAAAGGAATAGCCAAATGGCAGACAATTTAATTCAAATTAAAAGGTCGTTAACGACAGCTGATGCGCCAACATTAGCTAACGGTGAATTAGCGTTTACAGCAAATGGCGATCACTTATTTATTGGTTCGAATGGTGCTTCGATCACCATTGCCGGTAAATTTAATCCTGGTATACTGACCGCCAACCAAGCACTCGTTGCGAATGGTACCTCTGGTATCGACAAGATTATTGTTGCTAACGCTGTTGTGACAACAGTTACAGCCAATGGTTCGACGGGTACCAACGGACAAGTACTGAGTTCAAATGGAACAGCCGCTTATTGGGAAACTCCTACTTCTGGCGTATCTGGTTCAAATACACAAGTTCAATTTAATAATTCTGGCGCATTAGCCGGAGACGCAGACTTTACGTTTGATAATACCAATAATAAACTGTCTGTTGCCGGCGGCGTTCTTGCTGGCTCTGGCGGTAACTTCGTCGTTGGTTCTAATTCTTTTGTTGCGAATGCCACCGGTGTATTCTCTACAGGCACCGTGAACGCAGCGATTGTGAGTGTTGGTACGGCGTTCGTAGCAAATGCCACACAGATCAATATTGGAACTAACGTTGCTCTTAATGCAAATGGCACAAATGGTACTGCAGGACAAGTTCTTGCATCGAACGGAACAGCTGTATACTGGGTAACACCTCAAGATGGTGATATTACATCAGTCGTAGCCGGTTCTGGTCTTACTGGTGGCGGTACATCTGGCGAGGTAACTCTTGATGTTGGTGCTGGTAACGGTATCAGCGTCTCTGCAGACGCGATTGCTGTAGTTGCAAATAGCGGTCTTGCTTCAAATACCTCAGGCGTACACGTTATTGCAAATAACGGTCTATCTGCAAACGCAACAGGCGTTTTTGTTGTTGCCGGAGCTGGTATTGCTTCGAACGCAACAGGTGTGCATGTCGTATCTGGTAACGGTACGATTGTTTCGAATACCTCGGGCGTTTATGTCAATGCTGCTGCACTTTCAATTGCCACATCGCAACTTTCAGGCGACGTTGCTCTTGGTTCGGGTACATCAGGCGACTATGTTGCTACTATCACAGCTGGTAACGGTATTTCTGGATCCTCATCTGGTGAAGGTGGTGCAGCCACGATTGCTGTTGTAGCAAACAACGGTATTGTATCGAATACTTCAGGCGTCTTTGCCAAAGCTGCTAACGGTATTTCTGTTGATGGCGCTGGTATCAACGTTGTTGGCGGTGATGGTCTTACAGCTAACGCGACTGGAGTTCATGTTGGTGCTGCTAACGGTATTAATGTCACTGCAGATGCAGTTGGCCTTACCACTGGTTCAACACTCACGGTCAACTCTGCTGGACTCCATGTTAATACTGCACTCTCGATTACAGATCTTTCTCTTTCCGGAAATCTGACTGTTCTCGGTACGCTTTCGACAATCGATACTACCAACCTGACAGTCCAAGATTCGCTGATCGAGCTTGCAAACGGAAACGCAACAACCGACATTCTTGATATCGGTCTTTATGGTCAATACGGTGCCACTGGAGCTAAATATACCGGTCTTTTCCGTGATGCTACAGATGGCGTTTATAAGCTCTTTGCTGGTTCTCAAACAGAACCTACAACAACTGTAGACACTGCAGCAGCCGGTTATACTACTGCTACATTACAAGCATTCCTAAACTCTGGTGGTTTGGTTTCGAACGCGACTAACGTTACTCTTACTGCGAACTCGACACTCGCGGTTGGTATCACAGCGAATACATTGAGTCTTTCGACTGCACTGCCTGGAACAAGCGGTGGTACTGGACTCGCGACTGTTACTGCAGAAGACATTTTAGTTGCTAACTCTTCGAACGGTTTTAGAAAATTAGCTGTTGGCTCTACTGGATTCGTGCTTCAGTCTAACGGTACAGCAGTTGTATACGCAACCCTCGACGGCGGGACATTCTAATTTATGGAAGCTGAATTTGTAAATGAGTACATCAATCGATTACTCGCGAGTGTACATGATCTTACAAGTAAGAACATCATGCTAGAAACAAGACTGGTCATGGCCGATAAAACCATGACCAGTCTTCAAGCAAAAATTGTTGATCTTGAAAAGCTTGGAAATAAAAATAAAAAAGCTGAAGATACTTCTGTATAAATAGAATATTAGGGGTTACATAACCGCTTCGTTGCTCTATATAGAGGTTGAGAATGGCAAATAAATTTCAATTTAAGCGCACGACAATTTCTGGTCGTACAGCTAATACTACTGACGTAGCAAATTCCGGCTTTATTGATAACGGTGAATTTGCAGTCAACCTAACTGACCGTAAAGTCTTCTCTTCAGATGCTGCGAATGCCATCTTTGAAGTTGGTTCAAATCTCTCTTCTCTCGCTGTCACTACGATCGTAGCCAACGGATCTTCTGGATCCAACGGCCAAGTTCTTTCATCGAATGGAACAGGAGTTTATTGGGGCTCAGGCGGTACGGCAAATGCTGCTACCATGAATACCTATACGTTTACTGTCACATCGAATACCACGGTGTTTACAGGATTAGACGACACATCAAACACATTCGTATATACTTTAGGGCTTGAAAGCGTCTTCATTAATGGTTCGCGTCAGATTGCGGCCGTTGACTATAACACGACAAATACCACGGTCTTAACGCTTACATCGAATGCGATTGCTGGTGATATTGTTCAAGTTACAACTTTAAATGGTGCTTCACTTACTCTCGGATCTCAAGGCGCTCAAGGTGCTCAAGGTGCAACCGGTGCACAAGGTGCTCAAGGCACAACGGGTGCTCAAGGCGCTCAAGGTGTTGCTGGCGCTCAAGGTGTTCAAGGCGCAACTGGCGCAACTGGTGCTCAAGGCACAACGGGTGATCAAGGTGCTCAAGGTGTTGCTGGCGCTCAAGGTGTTCAAGGCGCAACTGGCGCAACTGGTGCTCAAGGTGTTGCCGGCGCTCAAGGTGTTCAAGGCGCAACTGGCGCAACTGGTGCTCAAGGTGTTGCTGGACCTCAAGGTGTTACTGGTGCTCAAGGCGCTCAAGGTGCTCAAGGTGCCACCGGTGGAGGTGTAACCTCAGTCGCCACGGCTAATGGACTTTCTGGTGGAACGATTACAACTAGTGGTACAATTGGAGTAACTGCTGGGCCAACACTTACGGTCAATACGACTGGTATTCATGTGAATTCCACATTATCAATCGCCGATCTTACACTCTCGGGTAACCTGACAGTTTCCGGTACAAGAACTTACGTGAACACCACAACACTCGACGTTGGTGATAATATTGTTACGCTGAATGCAGATCTTGGAGCTAATCCTCCTACTGAGAATGCTGGCTTCGAGATCATGCGCGGGACGTCTGCCAACGTTCAGTTCGTCTGGGATGAAACAAATGATCGCTGGTCTACAAACAGTCAACCACTTGCTGTTTCGTCTCTTGTAGCCGCAGGTGCTGCATCTGGAATTACCACCCTTGCTGCCGGTAATACTACGATCACTGGTTTTGCCAACGTAACCTCGACGCTACAAGTAGCTGGTATTACTACTCTTAATGCCAACGTTGCAATGGCAAATAATGTGTTAAGTAATCCTAAGCTTGCTTCATACAAAGAAGCAGTTGTTGCCAATACTATAACAACAACTACTCACACTGTAGATTTATCACTATCCAACGTATTCGATTTGACATTGGCCAACGCGTCTATTACAATTACATTTTCAAATCCTCCTGCATCGGGCAATGCATACAGTTTCACACTTCATTGTAAACAAGACGCCACGGGATCGAGAATAATCACGTGGCCGGCTTCTGTTAAATATCCGAATGCTTCGACACCGACGATGTCAACTGGTGCAAATAAAATCGATGTCTTCAGTTTCTTTACCCTCGACGGAGGTACAACATATCTCGGTGCCTTATCTCTTGCAAATACAGGTTAATAAGAAGGTTATACGATGCCATTAAATGTATTTAGAGCTTCAGGTAAGGCTGCTCCAGCCACACAAGTATTCAATGCCCCCGCAACATTCGTCGTTCCTGCAGGCGTATATTCTATAGATATATCTGGTCGTGGCGGCAATGGAAACGCTGGTAATGCAGGCAATCCTGGTACTGCTGGCAATGCTGGTAATCCTGGAAATAATGGGGCCGCAGGAACTGGTGGTGCTGGTGGTACAGCTGGGACATCTGGCAATCCTGGCGCATCAGGAAATGCTGGCACAAACGGGGCCGGCGGAGCTGGCGGTGCTGGTGGTACAGCTGGAACATCTGGAAATCCCGGCGCATCAGGAAATGCTGGCACAAACGGTGCTGGCGGCCCAGGAGGAGCCGGAGGTGCTGCAGGGAATGCTGGGAATCCAGGTGCCACTGGCAATGCAGGTACGAATGGTGCTGGCGGAGCTGGCGGTGCTGGTGGTACTGCTGGAAATGCTGGAGCGACAGGAAACTCCGGCAATCCCGGTACTAATGGTGCCGGTGGTGCAGGCGGTGCTGCTGGTAATGCTGGGAATCCAGGTGCCACTGGCAATGCTGGTAACCCAGGAACAAATGGCGCCGGCGGTGCTGGCGGTGCTGCTGGTAATGCTGGGAATCCAGGTGCCACAGGAAACTCTGGTAATCCTGGTACCAATGGTGCCGGCGGTGCTGGCGGTGCAAGAGGAAATGCTGGGAATCCAGGTGCCACAGGAAACTCTGGAAATCCAGGAAATAATGGTGCCGGCGGTGCTGGTGGCACTGGCGGTAGCGCAGGTACGGGAGGAGGCGGCGGACAAGGTTCAGCCCGACCTTGCGGTGGCGGAGCCGGTAGCGGTGGTAGTCCGGGCGGTGGCTGCGGTTGTTTTGGCACCCCATTTGCGCCTTGTTCTGCCCCCGGCGGCGCCGGAGGCTCTCCTGGCGGAGGAAATGGTGGCTTTGGTGGAAGCGCAAATCTTGGGGGGTGCGTTTGCGGCGGCGGCGGTGGCGGCGGCGGAGGCGGCGGTAGCGGAGTGACTGGTAATTCAGGGAGTGCAGGTGGTGCGGGTGCCAATGGAAGTGCTGGAAATACTGGAGCCGCAGGATCAGGGGCAACTGCTGGAGCAGCAGGAAGTCCCGGTGGAGCTGGGGCCAATGGAAATGCTGGAAATACTGGAGCAGCAGGAACTGGAGCAAACGCTGGAGCAGCAGGAAGTCCTGGTGGAGCTGGTGCCAATGGTAATGCCGGCACAACAGGGGCGGCTGGAACTGGAGCAAACGCCGGAGCAGCAGGAAGTCCTGGCGGTGCCGGTGCTAATGGTAATGCCGGCACAACAGGGGCCGCAGGTACAGGGGCAACTGCTGGAGCAGCAGGAAATCCAGGTAATGCAGGCGCAGCAGGAAATACTGGAGCAAATGGTAATGCAGGAACAGGGGCAACCGCTGGATCTACTGGCAATCCAGGTAATGCCGGCGCAGCAGGAAATCCAGGTGCAAATGGTAATGCCGGCACTGGAGCTAATCCAGGGGCAGCAGGGAGCCCTGGAAATGCCGGAGCAGCAGGAAATACTGGAGCAAATGGTAATGCTGGCACTGGAGCTAATCCAGGAGCAGCAGGAAATCCAGGCGGTGCCGGAGCTGCTGGTAATGCTGGGACTGGCGCAGCAAACGGAAATCCGGGATCAAGTGGAAACCCAGGCAACGTTTCAACGTTTGGTTCCTTAGCTAATTTTCCAGGTGGAACCGGTGGTACTGGTGGGGCTGGAGGAAATGCTACAAACGGAGCAGCTGGCTCGGCCGGAACTTCTGGAAATCCAGGTGGATCAGGCAATCCCGGAAATAATGGGGCTGCAGGAACTGGCGGTGCTGGTGGTACAGCTGGGACATCTGGTGGTATTGGAGGAACAGGCAATCCCGGTAACAATGGAGCTGCTGGTACAGGCGGCGCCGGAGGATCGGCCGGTACTTCCGGAGGTATTGGAGGAACAGGCAATCCCGGTAATAATGGAGCTGCAGGAACTGGTGGTGCTGGTGGTACAGCTGGGACATCTGGTGGTATTGGAGGAACAGGCAATCCTGGCACCAATGGGGCTGGTGGTGCAGGAGGAGCTGGTGGTAATGCTGGTAATCCAGGAGCCACTGGTAATGCCGGCAATCCAGGAAATAACGGTGCTGGTGGTGCAGGCGGTGCTGCTGGTAATGCTGGTAATCCAGGAGCCACTGGCAATGCTGGTAATCCAGGAAATAACGGTGCTGGTGGTGCAGGCGGTGCAAGAGGAAATGCTGGGAATCCAGGAGCCACTGGCAATGCTGGTAACCCAGGAACAAATGGCGCCGGTGGTGCAGGAGGAGCTGGTGGTACGGCGGGTAACTCCGGATCTCCTGGCAACGCTGGTGTAGGCGGAGGCGGCGGAGGCGGCGGAGGCGGAGGCGGAGCATCGGGTTGGACTTTAAAGCAAGGTGGTAGCGGCGCCGGCAATGCTGGTACCGCGGGTAATTCAGGCAACATAAGTGGTGCTACTAACGGCAACGGCGGCGCAGGCGGCAATGGAGGACTTCTTTCGGGCGCTGCCGGTGGTTCAGGTAATGCAGGAACACCAGGCAGCGCAGGAAATACAGGAGCCGCAGGAACTGGAGCAAACGCTGGAGCAGCAGGAAGTCCTGGTAATGCAGGCGCCAATGGAAGTGCTGGAAATACTGGGGCCGCAGGAACTGGAGCAAACGCTGGAGCAGCAGGAAGTCCTGGTAATGCCGGCGCTGCAGGAAGCGCTGGTACAACAGGAGCGGCAGGAACTGGAGCAAATCCAGGAGCAGCAGGAAGTCCAGGCGGTGCAGGAGCCAACGGAAATGCTGGTACAACAGGAGCGGCAGGAACTGGAGCAAATCCAGGAGCAGCAGGAAGTCCTGGTAATGCCGGCGCTGCAGGAAATGCCGGAGCGACTGGCAATGCAGGAACTGGAGCTACAAATGGTGCAGCTGGAAATCCAGGAGGTGCAGGAGCAGCAGGAAATGCTGGAGCGACTGGCAATGCAGGAACTGGAGCTACAAATGGTGCGGCTGGAAACCCAGGCGGTGCCGGAGCTGCTGGTAATGCTGGCACAACAGGAGCAGCTGGAACTGGAGCTACAAATGGTGCGGCTGGAAATCCAGGAGGCGCAGGAGCAGCAGGAAATACTGGCACAGCAGGTAGTGCTGGAACTGGAGCGACCGCCGGAACAGCCGGCACATCAAATCCTGGAGCATCAGGAAACGCTGGTAATATTGGTACTACGACAAATTCAGTATCAGTAAAAGTATACCCATATCAAATAGTTTCTATAAATATTGGAACAGGCAGCGCTAATGGTACGATGAGTGTAACATTTTAGCACAAATAACAAAAAGGAAACAATACATGCTAGTAGGAATTAAAGACGTTTATCTTTATACTGGTTTGACTACGACAGGTGGCAACGACTCTGCTGCAGCCTATCAGTGGCTACAGGATAATAACATTGAGTTTACTCATTTATCATACAACGATAGTAGTCAATACGAATCTGTATTCAATGCTCTAAATACATGGGATATTGGAGAATTTACTGATTTTCCATTTGTCATCTACGATGAAAAACATGACGATTTTACCGCAGTCAAACAAGCATTGATTGGCTTAGATGCCATCACAGAGAGCAACTTAGTCGAACTAGCAGCCCTGTAATTTACATATATATAATAGAGTCATTCATTTGGAACATGTTAACATACAAAGAATGGCATTGGTAATGCGTTGCTATGACAAACTTCCACCACATCTCAGAATATGGATCTCAAGCTTACATTTTAGTTTGCATGATGATCATATTCTGAGAGGTGCGAGCGACGTCGAGCAATGTAAAAAATTTATTGAATCTGGTGGAATACACTATGAAAAACCTGGAAATGGACAAAATTGATGTTTTCGTTTTTTGAAAAGAATGAGCCTAAACTAGAATTTCTTTGCTATGATGATGATTTAGGAAATATACCAGAACCTTATCCTGCCCGCAAACTGATACCAGAATGGTATAAAGCTTTGCCAATGAAGAAGGATGTAGGCTTTGATCAATCTACTCTCAAAAGATGCCCACCTTTTCTTGATGCGATGATCACGGGTTGGATTATTCCACTCGTTGCTGATGTTGAAATCACTTCGAATGAAGATTGTTCGTTCATTGAATACAACAGCAAATATCCGAGAGCAATGATCGAGAATCATTTACAGTGGCAAGTAACATCTGACAAATGCCCCGCTCCACATTTACCAAAACCTCCAATTAAATTCATGAACTGGTGGGCAATCAACTGCCCGAAAGGATACTCACTGTTGTTTGTTCCACCATTAAATAGACCTGATCCAAGATTTACTTGTTTTTCGGGTATGGTAGACTGCGATGGTTATTTTGAGTTTATTAACTTTCCATTTGTTTGGAACGAACCCAATTTTAAAGGTATTCTACCTGCTGGTACACCGTTAATGCAGGTTATTCCAATTAAAAGAGATACTTTGTTTTCGAAAAATGTATGTAGAGCATTCAATGAAACTGAACTGAAAGCACTCAAAGGTACACGTAGAAAGCTTCAAAGTCATGAATCCCATTATCGAGATAATATTTGGGAGCGTAAATAATGGCAGTATATCAAATAGCTCCTTCTCCATCGTTAGGTATACCAGAAATTTCTTTTGCATCATGGCGTGATGGTTTTACTGAAGAAGAGATCGATAAAATAGTTAGTATTGGTGATAGTCTCACGATCAAATCTGCTAGTGTTGGACCTGATAGTAAAGTTGAAGAAGCAGTTAGATCATCTAAAATAGGTTGGATAAATCTTACGCCCGAGACTAATTTTATATATGATAGAATTGCTTTCATAGCAAGACAACTGAACGGTGAATTCTTCAATCTAGATATATGGGGATTTGTAGAGGACTTTCAGTATACTATATACGATGGAAAAGACGATCATTATACGTGGCATCTTGACAGAGGTGGAAATGCAACGAATGCGCCTCGCAAATTATCTCTTGTAATACAATTATCTGATCCTTCTGAATACGAGGGGGGAGATCTTGAGATATTTGATGCACCCGTGCCGACTCAAGTCACAAAACAAAAAGGTTTAGTAGTTGCATTCCCGTCCTTTATTTTACACAGAGTAACTCCTGTGACAAAAGGCATTCGTAAAACTCTAGTAGTATGGTTAGCTGGTCCTCAATTTAAGTGAGATAATATGACAAGAGAATGTGGAAGTTGCACGAAGTGCTGCGGTTGGTTAACTGGAGAAGCTCTTGGCCATCAATTTTGGCCAGGAAGGAAATGTCATTTTGTAACTACAAAAGGATGTTCGATACATGAACAACGACCTGAGAATCCGTGCAAATCGTTTAGCTGTGTATGGTTAGGAAATGAAAAGTTTCCACTCGGTCTTGATACTATTCCGATGTGGATGAAACCAGACGAATCAAACGTAATTATGGTTTGGAGACAACACGAAAATCCTGATCTTAGCTTTTTACAACTGCTTGAAGCAGGCGCTCCGCTAACAGCCGAAATACTTAGTTGGGCTATTCAGTATGGTTTGAACAACGGTTTAAATATATTTTATCAAGTCAACAGTGGTTGGAATAAGATTGGAAACCGACTGTTTTTAGATACAGTGATAGAGGCTGATCTTTCCCAATATACATAACATAAGGATTTTATTATGACAGACATACTTGATCAGTGGCAGTATTTTAGCTCACCTATCTATAGTATTATGAAGCCAGAACTTCTTGATTTCTCAAGAGCAGCATCAAATGCGGCGTTAAGGGCCGCGCGCAAAATAACAAAAATAAACGATGTATATCCAGTCGTGCAAGCAGATGTGTCTAACGAAGAAGATCTTCTTCCACTGATACAGTACACATTAAACACAGCATGGAATCTTTTGAGCGATCAAGGATACAACATGAATGGACTTTCGACTTATCTTACCGAATGTTGGAGTCAAGAACACCATAAGTATTCATCAATGGAGTATCATAATCACAGCGACTGTCAGTTAGTTGCTTTTTATTTTTTAGAGTGCCCGAAAGATCCTCCGCGAATGGTGATTCATGATCCGCGACCAATGAAACTTATGTTACCACTATACGAACATAATTCTTCTAACATTACCACAGCAACATCGTCTATTAATTTTACGCCAGTTCCTGGTCAACTAATGTTTGCAAATTCCTGGCTACCGCATAGCTTTACTCGTAACACATCAACCAAACCTTTCAAATTTATTCACATGAACATTGGTACACGTCCGTACATTGAACCTATAGTATATGATGCAACAGCAGAAATAATCTAATATGTCTGAGTTTATGATAAGATTCAATCAATCAAGAGGACAACCTAATCGCGGGACAGAAGATCATGTCTGGCGCGTTTTCGAAGATGGTAAAGAATATCTATGTAAAAATGTTATCATTAATGTTCCAAGCCGTGGGGCAAAGACAGGTCAAGATTGGAATATCTGTTGCGAAGGTACTATGAGCATATGTAAAGACACCTCTACAATTACTATTAACTAAATTATTATCGGTGAAATTATGAACTTAGAATTTTCAGAAATAAAACTTTATAACCCAGGAGTTCTTAAAACAAGAATTCCAGTTTCTATTTTTGCTGAGTTGACTTGTGACTTGCAAAAGCAAGTTGATAATAATCCGGAAAAATACAATACTAATTTAGCTGGGCAATTAGAAACAGAATTTCAGTATGTTATTAACGGGCAGTTTAGAGAATGCATAGAGCAAACGTTTCTTGAATATAGAAGAAAATTTAATTTTTATGAAAATCATAATTATGTCATTGATAATGATGCTTGGGTAAATTTTCAGAAGAAACACGAATATAATCCAATACATTTTCACCACAAAGCTATTTCATGGGTGATATGGATTGCAATTCCTTATGATTTAGAAGAGGAATTAAATATGCCAAATGTAAGAGAATCAAACTATAAAGTTGCATCAAAGTTTGAATTCATTTATAACTCATTAGACGGTGGAATTAGTACGACTCAATTAGATATTGATAAGACATGGGAAGGTTCTCTTATTATGTTTCCAAATTATCTTAAGCATCAGGTATATCCGTTTCAAACTTCAGACGAACATCGTATTTCTATTTCTGGTAATATAGACATTAGAAATTAATTGGGCGAAGTGGAGTTAAGACTACAATTGTCCCAGAAATTGATGAGTATGCTCTTGCGAGAGCCGCTTTTGATTTCATTGACCCAATGGTAGTATCGACTGCCTTCGAAGTATAAGACCGCACCTTCGGTAGGTTGAAAAGACTCGTGTGTATATTTTAACAATTCTTCTTTTAAAACTTCCGGAGGGCTCAGTTCTTTTTCATAGTCTAACCAACTTCTTTCAGAAATACAAAATTCTCCGCCTTCAAGATCGATTGCTTCTAAGTAACACGATATGGTAATTGGAGACATTAATTCTTCTGGTTTCAACTTTTCTCCAGCCTCAATTCTGTGCCGAAGCTTTTCATTAAAATCTACATGAGGCCACAAATCTCCAGAAGATTTATACGCCTGATACCAATATTCAATATGAGTTTTGTTACAATTAAACTGTTCTCTGTCGAGAAATTCAAGCACAGCTTCATCTGTTTTATTTGTAGGCGCATTACGATCAAAGTAATGCATGTTCGTATGCCTATTTAAACCTTCAAGAAAAGTTAAGCGAATATCTTCATCGAGAGTAGATCTACGAATAATCCTCGAGTTTCCATGGTACATTTTCAAATCTTTCAAAAACATATTTAGCAGCCTCTTTATTCTTTAAAGATTTACCAAAAGCCTTGACGAAACTGTTTGGCATTTTCTTATAGGAAGAAGCTCCTGCTTTATTATCACATTCTGCTGGATGTCGAGAAATTTCTAACTCGTCACATATCTGATTGATATTGGTTTGAGTAAAAAAATCCTCATAAAAGAAGTAGAGCGGATTTGCGAACACACTGTCCAAAGCTTCGATAGTTTCTTTATATTTACATGATATGAAATTGCTCATGACAAATCGTGAAGCTAACGACCGATTTGGAATTTTACCTCCTCCAATCATATTCCAAGAAGACCAACTCCTCTGAATAGGATCTCTCATAATATAAACTGGTACTACTTCGATATCGTATTTTAGTAAACCGTTTTTAATAAGTCGAAAGATGTTCTCACTCGAGCCTTCATAATGTGTGAAGTCGCCTGTGACTTGATTTATATTTGAAACAGCCCGAAAAAAAGACTCTATGTCTTTTCTATATTCGCTTACATCTTCTAAGACAGGAACTAAATCGTCTCTCTGAATAATATTCAGTTCTTTTCCCATATCATAGAAATCTGGGTGTTCTTTAAAATACTCATATAACCAAGTAGTGCCAGATTTCTCGGCTCCTACATTCAATAAAAACTTCATAGATTTAATTGTATTAATATATTTCTAAAATTTGGCCCGTGCGTTGGAGAATCTACGTCTTCTAAAAGTTCATAGTTTGCTGCGTTTGCTCGCATACGCAAAGTTCTATGAAAGATTGAATTTGCAGGAATATTTCTATACAAATGTTTAGTTATACCAATTTCAATATTAAAATTATTTTTGGCTGTTACATTTTCTTGATTAAAAACGTAATTTCTAGAACCGTTTTCATCCGGAGCAGTGAGTGAATGTCTGCCATCTAATGTTCCATTTTCAAGGATAAACCCGCTTACAAATCCCATATCTTTTCCAGCTACAGTATCAAAAGCTCTTATCATAATATAAGTATCATTTGCGCCATGAGGATTTAATCCTGGCCACTCATTATTAATTCCGCTTTCAATTAATGTGCGCATGTTGG